CCCGCCGACCGCCGAGCCCGACATGCTCGGATCGCTCGCGCTCGGCCCGGTGCTCGCGGCGCCGGGGACGCTGATCGTCTTCGTCGGGTTCGGCGGCTCCTTGAGCGGCGCGGTCGCGCGCTTGAGCGTGATCGTCGACTCCGGGTCGAAGAGCCCGCGCTCGATCGTCGTCACGAGCCAGCGCCCATCGGCGGGGCCGCAGTCGAGCAGCTCGACGACCGAGCCGGGCGGGACCCCCCAGCGCGTCGCGCGCGCTGTCACGTGCGACTCGCTGATCGCCTTGCCGTTGTCGACGTCGAAGTCGATCCCGTCGACGCCCTGGGTGCGCTCGTTGATCGCGAGCACGGGCTTGGCTGCGAGCAGCGTCGTCTCGGCGGCGAAGTAGCACTGATTCGAGGTCACGAAGCAGCGCCAGTTGACCTCGTGCGCGAGACGCTGCAGGCACGCCCAGCTCGTCTCTCGCTTCCCGTTCGGCCCGCCCCGGGTGAACTGATAGGGAAGCGTCTCGGTGAGCGTCAGCGGGGCTGCGGTGAGCGCGCTCGTGCCTGTCCCGACGGGCATCGTGCCGCCGCCCGAGACGCCCCCGTAGGCCGCGATGATCTTCTCGGCTTCGACCTGGTAGCGGTCGTACGGGTCAGCGAAGGCCGAGCCCTGCACCGCTTGCGCGACCGTCCCAGCGGACCATCCGGGGTTCTGAGCGGCGAGCGCGATGGCGCCGCCCTTGCCGGTGAAGCCACGGGTGAGGAAGGCGTTGGCGCACTGCTCGGGATTCATGGGGTCGACGCCCATCGCCTGCCCCGTCGAGACGAGCACTTGCAAGATGCCCGTCGACGAGCCCGTCCCGTAGGTGAGGTTGCGGATATTCGACTCGTCGATGCACGCCTCGATTAGCGCGAGCGTCGCGAGCGTCCCCGCGTTGAGGCTCGACGCGACGTCCATCATCCGCTGCGCGAGGTCGCGTTGCTCGGTGTCGAGGAAGCTCGGTCCCTGCGCCGTCAGCGGTGCGCTCGGCGAGAGCCCCTGCTGCAGGCTCGCGGCGCGTGTCGCCGCGTCGTTCGAGAGCTTGTTCGACTTGCTCGTGATCGCGACCGGCTGCACCGTCGCGAGCTGCGGGGAGACGAAGGGGACGCCGCCGAACGGCTTGACTTCCTTCACGAGCGACTGCGCGAACTCGGCTCGTGTCATCGAGTCGCGGCTCGCCTTCCGGGGGGAGGAGTAGAGACGAAGCAGCGAGACGGCCCGATCCTCGAACGTCATCGTGACCTCGTCGCCCTGCTTCGTGACCTGCACCGAGCGCCACCACACCCCGTCCAGCTCCATGTCGCACTGCGTCTCGCAGACCCCCGATCGGAGCAGCGCCCGTAGCGGGTCGTGGAGCTGCAGCGTCAGCGTCGACGCGCCCTCCATCGTGCGGCTCAGGCTCCCGTCGACGACCATCCTGTCGATGCGCTCGTCGGGGATCGCGAGCCCGCCCGTCTTCGCGACCGCGTCGAGCACGAGCCGTCCGAGGTCGAGCCCGTCGGAGCCGCTCAGCTCGGGGAGGGTGCCGCTCGCGAGGTTGCTCACGGGAGCCGGATCACCTGCCCGGGGCTGATCGCGCGCGGGTCACGGATGCCGTTGAGCTGCGCGATCTCGACCCATCTGCTCGCGTCGCCCAGCTCGCGCGCCGCGATCGTCAGCAGGTCTTCGCCCTGCGCGAAGCTCGTCGACGTCGACGTCGCTGCGACAACGGCTCGGGCGGGCGGGTTCGCGGGCACGCTCAGCGACGCTTGGTGCACGAGCGCGGCGATCACGCTCTTGGAGGGGGCGCCCGCCTTTTTCGCGTACGCGGCGGCTTTCGTGCGCTGACGGGCTGCCGCTGACAGCTCTTCGAGGAGCGTGTCGTGCACGTACTCCAAGAGCCCGACGATCACGTCCTGGCGGATGCGGTTGCCGTGCCTGTTCATCACGGCGTTGTCCCCCCACTGCAGGTTGTCGATCACCCAGACGCGATCCTGGTGCGGGACGGCGCCGCCCGTCGTCGCGATCGTCACGCGCGGCGGGGTGTTGTCCTTCGCGCTCGGGAAGGCGAGCCGTTCGAGCTGCGCGAGCGGACGCTCGACGCTCGCGCCCGAGATGTAGCCGTCGAAGACGACACCGACGGTTTGGTGCAGCACCGGGGTCCCGGCCCAGGTCGTGTAGGGGTGACGCCGGGGCCGTACGACCGCGTTCCAGCCGCCATAGCCCGAGTCGACGTTCGGGCGCTGATCGCTGAGACGCACGAGCAGCGACGTCGGCGGGTCGTCGCTTGAGATGCGCAGCCAGCCGACGGGCGCGCGCGTGCTCGACTTCACCGTCGCGCCATCATGTCGGCCGTCACCTGCGCGACCGCTCGCGCGATCACCTTCTGTTCGAGCATCACGGGAACCTCGATCACGAGCGAGCGCCCCTCGCCGCGATGGTGCCCGGCCATCGGGACTTGGCTCATCTGCAGCGGCACGACCTTGGCCGCTTGCGGCAGGAAGACCATCTCGGGGCCACGCTCGCCGACGAGCACGGCGCCCGACTGCGTCACCGTCCCCCCGGCCTGCAGCCCGATCGCGCCGAGCGCCTTCGAGCCGAGCGAGATCACGCCGCCGACACCGGGGATCGACTTGACCGCCTTCGTGATCATGTGCGGGACCGACGTCAGGTCGCCGACGAGCTTGTGGATCGCGCGCTCGACGGCGTGGATGACGCTGAGCGCGGCGTCTTCGATCTTCTTGAAGTGCGTCACGATCAGGGCGATGGCGATCCCGAAGGGGCCGAAGAGCGCGCCCACGAGCAGCGGCCAGTTCTTCCTGATCCAGTTCCAGACGTCGAGCAGGATCGCCTTGACCCGCTTCCAGTGCGTCGCGATCAGCGCGACCGCGAGCCCGAAGGGGCCGAAGAGCACCCCGACGAGGAGCGGCCAATACTGCTTGACCCACTTCCAGACGGTCTGGATGATCGAGAGCGCCGCGCTGAACGCCTCGTTGACGATGTCGCGGAAGACCTTGCAGTGCTTGTAAAGCTCGTACAGCGCCACGCCGATCGCGATCACCCCGGCGATGATCAGGAACACCGGCCCGGCTTCGAGGGTGTCCATCGTGACGCCGAGCGCTGCGAGCGACGGGATGAGCACGGTGTTGGCGAGGAAGACCGCCGCCTCTGCCGCCTTCCAGGCGAGGAACGCGGTCGCGAGCCCGAAGATGATCGTGCGCACGAGCGGACCGTTCTTCAAGAGCGGCTGCAGCGCCCGGAAGATGCTGGTCAGCGCCCGCGCGAGCGAGAGCATCACCGGCAGGAGTGCCTGCCCGAGCTGCAGCTTCGCCCCTGCGAACGCGGCCGACATCTCGCGTTGCTGCCGGACGTATTTCATGGTGTCGGTGAGCCCCTTGCCCGCGAGGTAGTTGCCGCTCTTCTGCTGCGCGGCGAGGAACTCCTCGACGCCCTTGCGACCGCCCGCGAGCACGGGTAGGAGCTGCTGCCCCTGACGGCCGAAGAGCTGCAGCACGAGCGCGGCACGCTGAGCAGGGTCCCGCATCGTCTGGAAGCGATCTGCGACGCGGAGCAGCACGTCTTCGGTGTTGCCCTTCGAGATGTCGGCGAGCGGTATGCCGAGCAGGTGCAGCGTCTGGCGGGCCTTCTCGCCCGACTGCTGAGCGCGCACGATCGCGGCGCTCAAGTGCTGGATCGTGGCGACGGCCTTCGGCCCTCCCGCCGCTGCGACTTCGCCGATCTGCGCGCGCAGCGCGGCGATCGTCTGATTCTCCTTCACGGTCCCGAGACGCGACGACTCGATCGACTTCGAGAGCCGGATGAACATCGTGTCGAGCGCGCGGCCCTGGATGCCACGCTCCTTCGCGGCACTGATCCACTCGCTCGCGGTCTGGGTGTCCATCCCCGTGACCTTCTGCAGCGCGAGCGTCTGCGTGGCGAGATCGGAGACGGCCTTCGTCGACGACGAGATCACCTTCGTCCCGGCGTACAGCGCGACCCCGGCTGCCGCCCAGCCGAGCAGCCCCTTCGCGCCCTTGCCCGCCTTCGCCCCGGCGACCTGGCTCTCTTCGCCGACGGCAGCCGTCGCCCCAGCCGCCTTCCGGGCGTCCGCTACGAAGCTGTCGACGTTGCGAGCGAGGTAGAAGACCTCGACGAGTTCCATCTATCGCTGCGCCTTCGCGTAGAGGTTGAGCACGGTCGCCGCGAGGTTGTTGTCGAGCCGCTGCCGGTGCTCTTCGGCTGCGACCGAGAGCGCTTGCAGCACGAGACGTACCTCGTGGTCTTCGGTCGTCAGGAAGAGCCAGCCGGGGAGGCCGAGAGCTGCGAGCTGCGCGGCGACCTGGACGGGGCCACCGCGAGCTATTCCCCCCGGAACTCCTCGTCGACGTCGTCGGAGGCTTCGCGCGCCCAATCGCTGTAGTCGGCGTTCGCCGCCTGGATCGCGACGTCGGGCGCGTTCGCCCCGGCGTACAGCGCGAAGAGCACGCCCCGCGCCGTCGTGATGTTGGCGCCGAGCCCGAGCGCGTCGGTCAGCTTCGCTTCGAGCCCGATCTCGACCCCGTCGACGGTGACGGGCTCGAACGCGTCTGACGCGTCGGCCCGGATGAGCACGCAGCGCGTCGCGGCGACGAGCGTGTCGGTCGCAGCGCCGAGCTGCTCACTGGTCGAGCCGCGCTTGACGCGATCGAGCATCGCCCCGATCTGTCGTGTCGTGATCGGCCCGAGTCGCAGCCCGAGACGGCGGTGCCATCCGGGGATGACGATGTCGAGGGTGTGCTCTTCGGCGATCTCGGCCCGGTCGGCGCGGAGCTGATCGAGCAGGCTCAGCGGGGCGTCGCCGTTCGGGCTCGGGGCGCCGTCGTCGAAGTAGCCCGCCTGGTGCGCGAGTGTCGCGTCGTCGACGTCGAGCGGCGGGGCGTCCTGCTCGGTGCTCATGCGACGGTCCCGAAGGGCGAGAGTTCGAGCTGCAGCATCGCCGCGTCGGCGAGCATCGAGTCTGCCTCTGGCGGGGTCACCTTCTTGAGCCGTGTCGTGTACGTCATCGCGGGGCCGTAGACGTTGCCGTCGGTGTCGAGGCTCTTCTTGGAGACGACGACCTTGCCCTTGCCGACGCGCGTGATCAGCCAGTGAATCTGCGGCCCGTCGCGGTCGATGTCGTAGAGCCGTTGCACGGTGAGCGCGCCGACGGTGACGTACCCGCCGAGCGAGATCGGTGGCCCCATCGCCCCCGGCCGGTAGATGCTGTCGGCCGAGTCGATCTCGCCCCCGGTGAGCTGATCCCAGATACCGAGGTTGCGGCCGTCGACGACGATGCCGACGGCGAACTGATCCTTGCGTGTGGTGTGCCCAGCAGCCATCTCTTCCTCCCTTCCTTACGCCGCGAGCGCCGAGGGCGGTGGCGCCTGCGCTGAGAGCGGTTGCGTGATCGGCACCTTGACGATCTCGATGACGACCCACTCGGCCATCGGCGCCATGCAGACCTCCAAGATGGCGTGCAGCTCGCCGTTCGTGATCGTCGTAGGTGTGTTGACGTTCGGGCCGACGTTGACCGAGAACGCGTCTTGAGCGGTGTCGCCGTACAGCGCGCCTGCGGTGTAGAAGTCGGTCAGCATCGACGACAGCTCCGAGCCGAAGTCGCCGATCGTGACGCCCCGGCCGTCGAGCTGCGTGAACACGTAGCTCTCACCGATCGCTTCGGCTTGCGCGGTGATCGCCATGTTGAGGCGCACGTTGCCGAACTGGCCCCAGGTCACGAAGAGCTGCGACGTCGGGTCGACGATGCTGCGGTAGCCGTACGTCTCGATGACGCCGTAGATGACCCGGGCCATGTTGCACCCGGCCCCGTTGAGGTTCGAGAAGTCGGTGTCGGTGTAGCCCGGGCTCGGGGCGAAGAGCCCCATCGCGTAGAGGCTGATCCCGAGGTCGCCCGCAGAGGGCACGTTCGGGTTGTTGCTCGCGTCGTTGCGGGCCATGATCCCCGCCGCGACAGCCGCCCACGGCACCGTCCGGGTCGTGCCGGGCGTGACGCCGGGCACGATCGCCGACGGGGCGAAGAGAGCGCCGTACTGCGCGTTCGCGTCCGAGTGCAGCGCCGTCGCGGCGGCGGTGAGCGTCGTCGCGTCGCCGTCGGTCGTCGAGAGCAGCGCGACCCGGTTGGTGGCGGCGGCGTGCGCGAGAATCGCCGACTGATTCGCGACGTCTGCCGCGAGCACCGGGTCGGCGATGAAGACCTGGCCGGGGCCAAGGTCCTTCGTCAGCGCTGCGAGCGCGGCGGCGATCCCAGGGTCGGCCACCTGCTGCGCGGGAGCGTCCTCGCTCGTCGCCTCGCTCTTCGCGCCGCGCGACTTCTGGGTGGCGAGCAGCCCGGCCGGGATCGTCGTCGAGCCCATGTAGAGAGCTGCGCCGCCCTCGCGGAAGAACACGTCGGCGGCGTCGTAGCTGACCTCCTGCCCCTGCCGGTCGCCGTAGACGTTCACGAAGTCGGTCATCGAGTGCAGAAGCCCCGGGTTCGGTGGGTTCGGTGGCCCGCCCGTCGCGAGGTTCGGGCCGATCAGGAAGCCGACGCCCGTGTCAGTCGGGACGGTCGGCGGGACGGGTAGCGCACGACTGAAAACGTCAACGCCTGGCCTCATCACTTCTCCTCTCTAGCGTTGGATGGCTGCGTGACCGAGCCCGGCTCCTCGATGTCGATCTCGATGCCGACCTCGCCTTCCTTGACGGTCGGCCAGTCCTGCCACGGCACGGTGTCGTCGGGCGAGAGCGGGGCGTCGGGCGTCGTCGGCCCTGCGTTGGCGACCGCAACCGCGTTCGCCTGGATCGCGACCTGCACCGAGCCCGAGTAGAGCGAGCGCGTGTCGTCGTAGGCGAGCCCGGTGTAGTCCTCGCCTGTCCAGATGATCCCGCCCCAGAGCTGCCCGTCGAGCGACGGTCGCTGCAGGATCAGGTCGCGCGCCGCCCCGGTGTAGAGCTGCGCGAGCCGGTGGCTCTGAGCTTGCGTCGACGCTGAGCAGACGACACCGACGTCGACCGCCCAGCGGGCGTTGTAGATGCCGCCGCCGTCGCGGGTCGGTCGGTCGAAGGTGCCGCGTGTCGCGACGATCACGGCGGGCACCTGATCCTCGGGCCACTTGTCGAAGCTCGTCCCGATCGCGTACGCGAGCGGCCGGGGCAGGTCGTGCCCGCTCATCGCGTGCTGACGCTCGACTTCGGCGAGGTAGGTCGAGTACCAGCGCTTGAGCAGGGCGAGCGTCCAGTCCTCGATGTCGCCGCCCGTGATGATCGGGCCGAAGATCGACGGGCTCAGGACGACGCTCACGGGAGCCCCTTGGCGACGTAGACCTCGCAGAGTTCGCGGATCGAGTTGCGCTCGCTCGGCAGCAGCAGCACCGGCTCGCGCTGCGGCATCGTGCGCGTGCCGCTGCCGTGGAAGACGGCGTACGGGACCTTCGTGCCGAAGCGCAGCTCTTGCGGCGCGCGCTCGTCGATCTGATCGTCGGCCAGCTCGTCGGTGAGCGAGCGGTACAGCGCGCCGGTCGCGACGAGCGGGGTGTCGGGCTCGCCCGCGCGCGCCTTCGAGTCGAGCGTCGACGACGCGAGCGGCGCCCACGTCCCGAGCCCGTCCGTCTCGAAGCGGCGCCGGTTCGATTCGAGGACGATCTTGCGGATGGCTTCGCTGACCGGGATCACGTCAGCAGCTCGGGCGCCGACTTCGAGGATCGCGTCGGCCGCGTGACGTGCGCCGACGACCTCGATCGAGACGCGCGGAGCTGCGACGGCTGCCGAGCTTTCAGCCAACGTTGACGATGTCGTCCAGCGGGACGATCGAGCCGCTCGCACCGCTCGTGCCGAAGCCGAACTGATAGGCGAAGTTGGTCGTCGCCGACGCGACGTACAGCGTCCCGGCCTTCGTCGAGATGCCCGACGGCTGCACCGTCGCGACGTACTCGGCGAAGGGGCCGATGTCGAGCTGGTACTGCTGCCAGAGCATCGAGTAGGGCGAGCGCTCGGTGCGCACCTGCTCGGGCCAGTACGAGAGTTCGATCTGACACGCCGCGACCAGGCAGGCGAGATGCGCCGCCTCTTCCCAGCAGTCATCGGGCAGGGTGTAGCCGACGACGCTCGCGACCTTCGCGACGCCGTTGGTGATCAGCCGCTCGACCTCGATGTCGGTCGGGCGGGTCGTGTTGTCGAAAGTGCCGACCTCGTTGCCGCTGCCGTTCTTCGTGCGAGCACGGAGCAGCGCGGCGACGTCGTCGACGGTCGGGCGCCAGGCTGCGTCTTGCGCTTGCGTGCCGGGCGGCGGTGTCGTCGGCGGCGGTGTCGTCGGCGTCGACGGGTCTACGTACGACATGGCTCCTCCTCGCTTAGAGGTCGTACTCGGGCGGGATCGGCCCCGCTTGCTTCTCGGCCGCGCCGAGAATCACGGGCATCCAGGCCGCGATCAGGTCTTGACGTGGCCCAGGCGGCGCTCTGAGAACGTTCAGCCATAGGTAGTTGCGATACGCAACGCGGTTCTGCCACTGCTGTCGCCAGAGCGCCGCCCGAGACTCTTCGTCGGTCGGGTCGGTCGTGCTCACTCGTCCTTCCGAGCACGTGCGACCGCACCGGCATACGTCGGGTCGATGTCTGACTCCTTCGGCGTCGACGGGTCGCCGTACCAGCCGAGATCGAGCGCGGTCGTGTAGGGGTGCCCCTCTTCGAGCACCCCGGGATCGGTCGTCCCTGGATCGCCGCCCGGATGGGCGGGCGTCGCTTCCGTGTCCGTCTTCGACGCGGTCTTCCTGGTGGGTGTCGCTCTCTCGCTCATCACGCGTGGAGGAGGACGCCGAACGGGTAGCGGCTTGCCGCCGTCGGCTGCTCGTAGGTGAGCCGGTTCGCGACCTGGAAGGCGAAGCGGGCGACGACGCGCATCGCGACCATGTCCTGCTGCGCAAGGTTGTAGATCACCTGTGGCGGCGCCGAGTTGTCCATGATCACGGCCTGGTCGAGAATCTTCCAGGTGAGGTCTTGACGGATGCCGAGAAGACCCTGCGAGAAGTCGCCGACGACCGCTTCGGCCGCGCCCGTCGCCGGGGCGGGCCAGAGCCCGCGCATCGGGTAGTTGATCGGCACCGAGTAGACGACCGAGTCGGGCGTCGACCCTGCGGGGCCGCTCGGCTCGGGGTTCGAGAGCTGCTCGCCTGTCGTCGCGCGGGCCTGACGGAGCTTGCCCTTGATCGTGCGGTTGGCGACGATCCCGTTGACGTCGTAGCCGAACGCTTCGACCTTGCCGAAGACGTCCGAGAAGTCGCCGACGATGCCGCCTGCCGCCGCCGCGTTCGCGCCCTCGGTGACGGTGGCCCCGACAGTGGTCGCCTCGGCGATGATCGCGCTGGGCCAGCTCGCGGGCTTGTTCGTCCCGAAGAACACGGCCGCGTCGAGCGCACGAGCGAGCGCCTCCGTGAGCTGCGGGCGGATCAGCCCCCAGATGTCATAGGCGACGTCGTCGAGGACGGGCTCGGGGATCGGGACGATCGCCGCAAGCTCTTCGGCGTTGAGGTAGAGGTTGGCCCACTGAGCCTCGGTCGTCTGCTTGATCCCCGTATCTCCGTTGACGAAGTACGCCATCGCAAGCGCCGACTCGGCGGGCATACGAAGCTGCCCGCGCGACATCGGGACGTGGCGGAACATGCTCAGCGCCGCCGACTCGTCGGGTATGTGCTCGATGATGTCTCGCGCGTACTCCTCGGGGATGAGGGCAGTCGCCCCCGTGCGGTCGACGATGTTGTTGTAAGCCATCGGTACGTCTGTCCTTTCGTGACAGGCGAAGAGCGGGGCGTGCCCGGCCCTATGACCGGCCCGATGCCTCGCGGATAAGTGCGTTCATGTCGACGCCGCCGCGCCCCGCTGAGCCCCCGCCGCGTCCGACCCCGATCGAGCCCGTGCTCTGAGTCGGTCGCTCGTCGAGGAACTTCTGAGCGTCAGCTTTCAGGGACCGAAGATCGGTGCCCTGCAGGCGGTGCGCCGCACTGAGCGGGATACCGAACTCGTCGGCGACAGAGCGCTTCAACTCGTGAAGCTCGCGCTCCTGTAGCCGCCTCTCAAGCTCGGCCGCTCGGCCGCGCTCGCTTTCGAGTTCGGCTGACTGCCGATCGAGACGGGAGATCGCACGCTCGACTTCCGTCTTGCCCGCGTCTTCCAGCTCTTGCAGTCGCCTCTCGGCTTCCTGAGCCCGTCGCTCGGCCTCGCGCCTCGCGTCGCGCTCCTTGTCGAGAGCCGCCTTGCCCCGATCACGGAGCGCAGCGTCGTCGTCACGACCGGCAGCATCGCGCCGTCCAGTCGGCCCGTCGGGCGTCGCGCCCTCGGGGGTCGGGGGCTCGTCCGGCGTCGCGCCGGGGTCGCCCGAGTCGTCGTCAGCCACTTCTGGCCTCCTACTTCGTTGGTGGTACGGGTTGCGTCTTCTCGGTCGCGCTCGTCGGGGCGACAGTCGTCGCCTCACCGGCCTGACCGGGGAGCTGCGCGCTTGCTTCGCCGGGGCTCGCGGCGATCGTCTCGCGCGCCACGACGGGCGGGCCTTCGGGCTCGCCCTCGGTGATCCAGCGCTCGACCTGCTGCGGGGTCGCGCCGACGAACTCCCAGAGGGCCGGGCGGGGAACGCCGATCGACGCGAGCTTCACCGCTGCGTCGACGATCTCGGCCGTCGAGCGGACTTCGGGGTTGCGCCAGATCGTCTCGCAGCTCGTCGACGTCGAGCGCATCTCGTCGCCCTCGATCTTGAAGCAGAGCCGCATAACCTCTTCCCAGCCCTCGCCGAGCGCGAGCTGCTTGCGCTTCACCTTCGCGACGAGCCCCGTCTCGGTCGCCTTGAGCGACTCACCCGACGGGAACGCGCCCGACTGCCCGAGCAGGTAGTGCGGCGGCGTGCGCGTCTGCGCGGCGACGTGCTGGATCAGCATCTCGATCGCCTTCACGTAGATGCCGAGGTCGCTGACCTGGAAGTTGCCGAACTTGGCGTTGACGTCTTCGACTGCGAAGACGCGATCGGCGCCGCCGAGGAACTGCGTGAAGCTCGGGAGCGGCTGCCCGGCGAGCGTGTGGTCGGCCGGGTAGACCGGAATCTCGATCCCGGTCACCCAGCGCTGCGGGAACGCCGCGTACTCGGACGCAACGATCATGTCGGCGGCGATCTTGTTGACGGCGTCTTGGAGCGGGATCACGCGCTCGATGTCTGAGCGGCCCTGACGCTCGCGCAGCGTCGGCGCGTTCGGCAAGGGCACGAGCGGCACGACCCCGAGCGGGTTCGCGCCCGAGCCGACCTCGTCTTCGATCCAGATGTCGCGCTTCTCGTCGCGGTGGTACCACACGATCTGATCGGGCAGGTAGACGACGCAGT